CCGATCTACTAAACCTACACAACAAGTTGCTTCAGCGAAGCGAAGTGTAAACCCAAGTCGCAAAACTGTGAGGCTCACACCATCACAAGTAACAATCGCTAAAAAATTAGGTGTGCCATTAGAAGAGTATGCGAAACAATTAAACATCACGGAAGGAGTATAGGCATATGACAAAAGAAACAGAAAAAAGAACTTCACGTGCGAGTCAAACTAGAGTCAAAGAGGACAGAAAAAAAGTTTGGTCTCCACCATCATCTTTAGATGCACCCCCTGCACCAAGCGGGTTTAAACACAGATGGCTAAGAGCTGAGAGTATGGGTTTTGATGATTCATCAAACATGTCAGCTAAATTAAGATCTGGATATGAATTAGTGAGAGCTGATCAATACCCAGACACTGATTATCCAAGTGTTCAAACAGGTAAATACCAGGGAGTAATCGGAGTTGGCGGCCTATTGCTGGCAAGGATACCAGAAGAGATTGTAGAATCTAGAAAAAATTATTTTGCAAAACAAGTAGAAGACAAAAATAATGCTATAGATAACGATCTTATGAAGGAACAGCATCCAAGTATGCCGATCAATAATGATCGACAGACTCGTGTAACCTTCGGTGGTACAAAGAAAAGTTAATTTTTTAACAATTCTCGGGTTAATCCCTACCAACGAAATAACAATTAACCCGTTCACGCTTAAACTCGTGAACAGAATAAGGAAAACAATATGGCAAATAAAGATGCAGCTTTTGGTTTCAAACCGACAAGACACTTGTCTGGTGGACTAATCAGAGCAGAAGAGTATGCGATTGCTAACAACGCCTCGGCGTCCATTTTTACTGGACAAGTCGTTGAAGCAGTAGCAGGCGGTGGTATTGAAGCAGCAGCAGCGGGAGACACACAACAATTGGGTGTTTTCGGTGGCGTGTTTTATACTGACCCGACAACAAGTAAACCTACGTTTAAAGCTTCCTATACACAAGTAGCGGCAGCGGATATAGTAGCTACAGTGCATGCAGATCCAAATATCATTTATGAAGTACAACATGATGGTACTGGAACAGCGGCGATGAATAATTCAGCGTTTGATTTTACAGGAGTAGCAGGATCTGCTATTACTGGTCAATCGACTTCTGAGTTAGACACGTCTACTTCAGGCACATCAGGCGGTTTTAAACAAATCGGTATATCAAAAGACCCGGACAACAGTGACACAGGATCAGCAAATGCAAATGCATATGTTGTGTTCAACACTGGTGAACATGTCTTCAAACTAACAACAGGCGTATAGGAGAATAATATAATGGCAATATCAAGATCACAACTAGTTAAAGAACTAGAGCCAGGATTGAATGCACTATTCGGCCTGGAATATAAAAACTACGCAGATGAGCACACTCAAATTTTCGATGTTGAAAATTCTGATAGAGCTTTTGAAGAAGAAGTAATGTTAAGTGGTTTCGCAAACGCTTCAGTTAAACCTGAAGGTTCAAGCGTTAACTACGATACAGCACAGGAATCTTTCACTGCTAGATACACTCACGAAACGCTTGCTTTAGCGTTCTCAATCACTGAAGAAGCGATTGAAGACAATTTGTATGACAGACTTGCGTCTAGATATACAAAAGCATTAGCTAGATCTATGGCTAACGCAAAACAAGTTAAAGCAGCAAATGTGTTAAACAATGCGTTTAGCTCATCTTTCACAGGTGGTGATGGAGTAGAACTATGTTCTGCTGTTCACCCAATCACTGGTGGAACGTTCAAAAATGAACTATCAACTGCAGCTGATCTTAACGAAACATCGTTAGAGCAGTCGTTAATTGATATCGCAGCAATGACTGACGAAAGAGGATTAAAAATTGCAGCAAAAGGAGTTAAAATGATAATTCCTTCTGCGCTTCAATTCACAGCTGAGAGATTAATGAAATCTCAAGGTAGAGTTGGAACAGCTGACAATGACATCAACGCAGTAGTTAACATGGGAATGATCCCACAAGGCTATGTAGTTAATCACTACTTAACTGACACAGATGCGTTTTTCATCAAAACTGATGTACCTAATGGACTAAAAATGTTTGTTAGATCACCAGTTAAAACAACGATGGAAGGCGATTTCGAAACTGGAAACGTTAGATACAAAGCTAGAGAGAGATATTCATTTGGATTCTCAGACCCTAGAGGTATCTTCGGATCACCAGGAGCAGCGTAGATCG